TTAAAGATATCTGGATCAATATTCAATTTATCTTTATTTCAACTATTACTGCAATTAAAAACACATTAAATGCAGCATGGAACGGTATTTTTATATCAGCTCAAAAAGTGTGGACTCAAATCCAGTTGTTCTTTACGAATTTATGGATCAGCATTACAACAAGTATCAAAACAGCTTGGATCGATGTGAAGTTATTCTTTACAAACTTATGGATTGATATTATTTATGGTGTTCAAACCGCATGGACGAATATCCAAACCTTTGTAACAGATACGATCGCAAATACCATTCAAGGTGCAAAAGACTTGTGGAACGCATTCACCACGTTCTTAAGCGATCTATGGACAGGCATCAAAACAACTGTATCTAGTTCAGTTACGCAAACAAAAACAGATACGATCAATACTTGGGATAGCCTAATTCAATGGGGGAAAGATACATGGAACGGTTTTACAACATTCTTATCTACCACTTGGGATAACATCGTAAACGGTGCAAAACAAGCTTGGGACAATATGACGCAAGGTATATCTGATGCTATCCAAACAGTCAAAGATACCTTTGATAAACTACGAGAGATCGATCTATTTGAGATCGGCAAGAATATCATTGATGGCTTGGTGAATGGGATTAAAGAGAAAGCTCAAGCGGTAAAAGATGCAGTAAAAGATGTTGCGAGCAGTATTACTGATAAAGTGCAAAAGATTCTACACATTGCCTCCCCTTCTAAAGTGATGAAGAAAATGGGTGGTTTCACTGCTGAAGGTTTGGCCATTGGTATCGCAAACGGTGCAGACGGTGTATCTAAAGCATCAGATTTACTTGCACAAGCAGCGCAACCAGATTTAAACATGTCCGCAAGTTTAGCGAATATGAATGGTTCAATGAGCAGTACAATCCAACACGAGGTAAACATGGGTAAAGCAAATCAATCCGCAACGTTCAACATCCGCTTAGGCAATCAACAATTTACTGCATTTGTAGACGATATTTCGCAAGCAATGGGGAACAATGCAGAAATCAATTTAGCTTTCTAGGAGGTGTCGCATGAACAGTTATGATTTTCAAGATTTAAACGAGTTTTACATCGATAAAGTTTGGCTACCAAGTTCCGCTATGTTCTACGATGGCATTCTCTTAGAAGATAAAATTGAAGGCTATCAAACGCTTAGCGTAAACGGTCGAGAAATGCTTTCTTTAGACGTTCAAACGGATAACGTTCTAAACGGTGTGCTTATCAATTCACAACGCTTAAACAGTCGTACGTTAACGATTAAGTACAAGCTAGAATGTAAAACTGCAGAAGAAGTGCAAGAACGGTATAAATATCTTATGCAATTACTGTATCGAGAAGAAAATGTGCAAATTAAGTTTTATGATGAAGCAAATTGGAACTATTTTGGTCGTTATGTTTCATCTGACGAGGTAGACGGTTCAAGCAATACGATTGTTTCATCGTTTAGCATTCTGTGTGAGAGTCCTTTTAAATATACAGATGCTTATACTATCTCTACAGGTCAAATCGTTATCGATTCATTTCACGATTTTACAGTTGACGATATAAAAATGACTGGTGGCACATATGTTTCAAACGGAAAACAAACGATTCGCTTAGTCGGTACAAAGTCAACAGATGATATTTTTATCGATATCAAAAATGGCGAAGTGTGGATAAACAATATTTTGAGTACAAATAAATTAGATATGACGAGCGACTTTACTAATTTCAAACTCAAAACAGGGCAAACGATCACAACAAACAGCACAAACTTAACTTTAAATTATCGAGGTGTTAGCTTATGACAGATGTTTATTTCTTTGATGATTTTCAAACGCTTGTCAAAGTTGCAAACGAGCATAATTTATTTGAAGTCACGCAAGAACGAGAAATCACAACAAATAAATCGGATTTAATGAACGACAAATTAACAGTCGTTGTAGAATACGATATCAAAATTAAAGAAGCAAGCTACATGGCGGTTCGTGAAAACGAGTCGCTTTTTTCTATGTATCGAATTATGAATATCTCTGAAACAGACGAACGATTAACGTTCACTGGTGTAAATTTTGCACCTGACGAGTTAGATTCATATATCGTGAAAGATTTGCGACCGAAAAATGAAAAATTTGAAGATTTTGCAATACGGTTACTTGATGCTACAGAAGGGGAATGGACTATTTCAAGCGTATCACAAGCGCTAGGAACAGTCACAGGAACGTTCTATTATGTTTCTGTAAAAGAAGCGTTAAAAATTTTACAGGGCATCGGTTGTGAAATCACGTTCAGAATTGCGATTGAAGGAAGTAAAATCGTAGGGAAGTATATTGATTTCTACGAGCAAATCGGAGAGCTAAGCAATACTCGTTACGAGTACGGAAAGAATGCGCTAGAAGTTGTAAAAGAAATCGAAAAAAGCAATGTCTACACGTCTTTGATTGGTCGAGGTAAAGGAGAAGAAGTTGGAGACGGATATGGTCGTAGAATTGAATTTACGGACGTTGCATGGACTTCTCCACTCAACAAACCAAAAGGACAAAACTGGCTTGAAGATACTGAAATGACTGCGATTTACGGTATACCTACCAAAAATGGCGGTATGCGAAAACGTGAAAAAGTGGTTATTTTTGAAGATATCGAAGATCCAGAAGAATTGTTGCAAGCAACATATAAAGCTTTGATTGAAACAAACAGACCGTTAGTCCAATTTAGAAGTTCGGTAGTCGGAACCGAGAAAATTGGAAATACCGTTACGATTCATCGATACGATAGAGATTATCACTATCAAACAAGAGTATTTAAAACGAAAGTCGATTTATTGACCGGCAAAGGCGAAATTAGCATAGGCGATCAATTAACAAGCTCTCTTACACGTCAAACGTCAAACATTCAGAGCGGATTATCTACGCTTGAAGAAAAGAAGATGACGTTTTATCAAAGCACTGAAATTGGCAAATATCAAGATGACATCATGCGTGGAGCCGGCAAAAACGGAGGTTCTATCTATTTAGTTAACGGTATTGAAGCAGGTGTAAGTAATTCTAGAGAACCATACGAACAAGTGTACATGGACGCTCCTTCTATAGAACAATCGCAACATTTCATGATTCAAAATAGTGAAGGTATTTCATTCAAAAAATGTAACAAAGGCGAATGGAAAACGATTCAAGATGTCCATAACGGTTCATCAAGAACAGCGTGGACGATTGAAAGTATTTTAAATGCTGATTTTATTCGAGCAGGTGTTTTATCAGGTATTTTAGTTGAAGGTACTGTAATTAAAACAGCGGATACTAAAGATTTTCAAATTGTACTCGTGGGCGGTTCGTTAAGATTTCAACAGAAAAAAGAAACAGTAGTTGTAGAAAAAGATGGTAAACAAGTATACGACTACGCTGGGAAAGATTTAGCTTTTATGACAGCAACGTATGATAATGACACAAAAAAAGCGAATGGCGTTGCTATCGTGCAACAAGTCGGACAAATCTTTTCTTTAAATACTACTAATTCGCAAAACACAGGCGCTTCTTCTTATGTGGTGCAAATACCTGCAGAATCAACTTCGGAAGCTCCGAAATTAAATCTACGTGGAGAAATCAATATACTGGGAAGTTTAAAAATAAACGGTGTTGCAGTTGGCGTACCTGGCACAGGTTCTGCCGGTGATACTGGAGGTTGGAATGGTAATTATCCAAGCATAGCAGATACACAAGCTAAAAAATTTGCTTGGGAAGCATGGACAACTTTAAGAGGCTTAGGATATTCAGAAAGTGCAGCAGCCGGAATTTTAGGCAATATCAACGGTGAAGCAGGGCCAAGCATGAATCCAGATACTGACCAAGTGGGCGGTCCGGCATACGGTGCAGTACAGTTTGATGGTTCAGCTTATCCATTGATTGGAAGTCCTACAAATGATGGTCGTGAATACTTCCAACGTTTGCACAAAGCTTCGAACGTTGGTGGCGATTATAAAACAATGTCTGTTCAAATGGCAGTTGTAAACTGGACGATGACGAATGGGCAGTGGATTGGACAAATTAACCCTACAACTGTTTCTGGCTACAAAGCAATGACAGACGCACGAACAGCTGCAACTGTGTTCGAACGTAATTTCGAACGTCCGGCATCTACACATCCAGAGCGTTCAAATTATGCACAAACTTGGTATGACTTATTCAAAGGTGTGGCAATTGAGAAAAAAGACTGGGTAAATCCAATTCGAATCCCTTACATGATTTTGCAAGAATGGAATCAAATCGGTTGGGGAACTAATAAAATTCATGGTGGTATTGATATTACACCTAAAAATGGAGCATCATCGTCTGTTTACGCTGCACGGACAGGTGTAGTTCATCAAATTGTTCCTAACGATGAAAATGGAGGGAACTATATCGTTGTAAAACATTCCGACAATTATTACACCTATTATGGACATCTTGCTAGTATGCGTGTAAAAGTTGGCGATAACGTGAATACAGATACCGTTTTAGGTATGTCTGGTCAAACTGGTAGAGCAACTGGAATCCATCTGCATTTCGAAGTCTGGAAAGGCGGAGAGTGGCAACGTATCAATCCAAGAGATGTAATTAAATTTTAGAAAGAGGTGCTTAAATGGCAGATTTAGATACATTTAAAAATATCGATTTAGTAATCGATAGTGCAAATAGTAACAACTTAATTCCAAGACAATTTTCAAGTTTAGGAGATATCTCAGGACGGACTTTGACGGTACAGGTAGCACCAAATGGAGTACCTGCTTCTTCTTCAGGTGCTATTCTAAGAGCAGTTTGGACGAATTTAACAAGTGGTATTACAAGTATTGATGATTTTGAGGAAGTTGATACAGCGAATGGTATTTATATTTTTACTTATCCTGAAATCATGAACACTCGTGGAACTGTAGAAATGGCGATTCAAATTTATTTCCAAGGAAAAGTAACAACGACTCGCAAATTCAATATTGAAGTACAGGGTATTAATGGAAACTTTAGTAAAATCATTCAATCGCAAGAGTTTTATACGTTGACGAATGCTCTAAATCAAGCTACAAAAGCAAATCCGAGAGGTTTTTATAGTTCTTTATCAGAGTTACAAAACGCTTTCCCAAAAGGTGACTCAGGAACTTATTTAGTTACAGATGAAGCGACAGGTATTGCAAAATCTTATATGTTTAAAAACGGAAAATGGCAATTTGTAAGTAATTATCAAGAAACTCAAGTTGCTAATGATTCGATTGGGGTAGCTCAAATGCAAGATAAGTCAATTATTACTACAAAGCTAGATACAAAAAATTTAGATATTCTAAGCAAACGTAAGTTAGCAAGAGCGATAACTTACTCTTATGATATGACTAAAATCGGTAAAAACAATATCGAAATGCTTGAAGTCGATTCTATTCCGGAAAATAGAACGATTATCAATGTAAATGAAAACATCAAAAAACAAAATTTTGTTGGCGTGGGCGCAAGTATTACACCTGCGACGGCTTATCTGCTTATGACAAAATTAACAGACGCACAACGTCATTCGTTATTGAATGAACTGTTTAGCCCGCAAGAAGCGTATTTTAAAAGTATTAGAATTTCAGTTGCAGCAACAGACTTTACGTCTGAAAGTGATTTTTGGTCGTACAATGATGTAGACCAAGATTTTGAAATGACTAATTTTAGCATTGGAACAGGTACGCCTGCTTCTGAAAATGCAACGAAAGATTTAAAATATGTCATTCCGGTGTTACAAGAAATCCTAAATATTAATAACAATATTCAAGTGACTGCGGCTGTTTGGTCGCCGCCAGCGTGGATGAAAACAAACAAATCAATGATCAATGGGGGTTCGTTGATCGATGAACCAAGATACTATGAAGCATTCTGTCTTTATTTGCGCAAGTTTATCGATGCTTATCAAAAATATGGAATACCAGTTCATGTGTTAAGTCCTGCGAACGAAGGGACTTATAGTTTTGCTTATCCGACAACAATTTGGACAGGTAAAAGTCTCGCTGAATTTGTTAAAAATTATTTATCTGTGCATTTTGATAAATATAATGTTAAAGCAAAAATTCAAATTTTCGATACGAACTACAACGAAACAGGATATTTAAAAGAACTTTTAGAAAACGGAGCAGGCGAATATGCAGATGCTGTAGGTTTTCATTCGTATTCTGGTCGTTTTAGTGATGTTCAAAACATTTTAAGACCGTTTAACAAAAAATTAGAATTGCAATTTACTGAGAAAAGAACTTATAGAGACGATGCGCCTATCGATAAATTTAAAAATATTGTTCGTGATGTCATTTTTAAATCGATCGTTGGAGGATGCACTTCTGTAACGTTGTGGAATCTAGCTTTAGACCAGGACGGAAAGCCTACACATAACGGCGGAGTCGCTAGAAGTGGAGTTGTCACTATACGCACAGATTCTAATTCTGGTTATGTAAAAAGAAATATGGAATATTATTTCTTGCGTGGTATTAGTCAATACACTCAATCTGGTGCTTATGTAATCGAATCTTCGAAACAAGGATTCGACAATGGAGTTTCGAGTTTTTCAATACGAAATCCTGATACAAGCATCGTTACTGCATTATGTAATGATACTTCTAGTAGACGAGTTGTTTATGTTCGAGTTTTAGGTAAAATTTATCGCACATATGTTGAAGCGTATAGTATGACTGTTTTGTTGAACGGAGAAAATGTAAGTGTAAAGAATCCTAACAAAGACAGCATCACACCTTCTAAAATCTCAACAAGTCCTAATTTCGTAACAGGAAGAACAACCAACAAAAATCAAAAAATAATTTACGCTCAAAAAACTGTTCGTTCAGGAGAATCGATTCTTTTATTTGTGGGTAGAATGGATGGAAATAATCCATCGAAACTAGTGTATGAGGATGCTGTTGTTTCTGCAGGTGTGAACTCAGAACGTAGATTCAATAAAATTGCATCAAAAACAGTATCTAAAGTTGTCGATTCATCTACTACTTTCTACAGAGTTTTAGATGTTTATTTGTTAGAAGGTTGTGAAGAAGGAACACACAATATCACAATTAAATACAGTTTTGTTGGAGGTGACGAATCGAATAACAATTTTGCGTTCAATTATCATGCAGTTAGCGTTTCTGACTATACTTCTTATTCTGTCGAAAGTGCTTCTAAAGTTTCTGGAGAGGGTGCTGATATTCTCAATAGCGTTTCTAAAAAACAAGTTTATACTTTTGGTCTTGTTGGAGGTAATGAAACAATCAATCTATCTAATTCAAGTATTATTACTAGCGAAAATAATCAATTAGCTAATGTAAATCTAAGAACTATTTTGGGATATTCTGACGGTGATATTGTCGAGCGGAAACTAAGTTGGTCGAGCGGAAAAGAGTATTTAAGTGGTATCGTGAATGTTTATTTTGAATAAAAAAAAGAGGCGCTTTTAGCGTCTCTTTAATTTTGGATTAAAAAAATTGGGAATATATTTTAATTGCAGCTTAGAGATAAATATAGCAGTAATTACTACTATAATAAATTTCATTAGCCAATTTAATTCTATGTGACTGTAATCTATTATTGTTATAGGTATAATATGCCAATAATAAAATTCTAACGAATGAGAAGATAACCACTTTATACTTTTTTTGTTTATTTTTTCTTCTATTTTTTTATTTGTAATGACAGCTAATAGTAATAAACTTACAGCTAATCCGTAACTTAAAAAATACATTGAAGGTGGATATTTTTGATCGTTTACTTGAGAAAAATGATTTAAAAAACCAAAAATAAAAAAGATGAAAAAGAAGAAGCAAGACATTTCAAAATTTTCTTTTTTTGTTTGTTTTATTGCCCACATCCCAACAAGTGCTGCTACCATATAAGCAAAAGAAATTGCGATCAGTTGCTGATATAAAAGATTAATTTTACCAGTAGTAAAATGATCGAAGTAATATAATGCTTGTTGAATCATTAAGCATGATAAGAGCATTGCATATTTAGCAGTTTTTTTATGTGTTTTTTTAGAAATATATAATATTGCTGGAGAAAAAATAGCGATTGTAAAAAATACTCGAATAATCCAAACGTAATTAATTCCTGAAAGCAAAGTATATGAAGTTAAAATAATATAAGCTGAAAAGAAATGTTTTAAATCTGGAAAAGCAAATGATAAGACAAAAAATAAAAATAGAAAAAAAGTTATGAAAATCCAAGCAGGAATAATTAAACGCTTGAATCTTTTTATTAAATAAGATGAATATTTTTCTTTAGTTTTATTATTACTTAAAACAAATGACATTCCTAAAATCATAGTAATTAAAGGTACATCGAATGTCCTGATATTTTGGATTATATGCGGCGGTGAAGTGTGAGCTAACACTATTAATATAATAGCTAAAGCTCTTAAAGCATCAATACGTATATCTCTTTTCAAATAATTTCCCCCTTTTTTTAAACACAAATAAAAGATTAAGATAAATTTAAGAATTAGTCAATTTATTTTAGGAGGTCGCTATGAATCAATACAAAGAACTAAACTTAGCATTCGATATCAACACTAAAGCGAAAAGAGTAGAGTCTACTGACTCGCTCTTTTTTTCATATGATATCAACGCAATTCGAGTAATCGCAGAAATCACAAAAGATAAACAAGCGTTAGACGATGATTTAAGCGTGAAGTTAGTCTTGCAATCGTCTAATTTTTCAGGCGGTCATAAAGAAGGCTTTCTAATCCACTTAGACAGCAAAACAAAAGACAGCAAAGTCACGTTCGATTTGCCAAATGAAATTTTAAGTTATCAAGGTTATGTACGAATGGACTTCTACGTGAACTACGAAAATAGTAGCAACGATGCAGCACAAGCGTACATGTTCGAACTACGCAAATCACAAATTGACAAGTCAGTGAACAACTTTGAATTCGTCTACATTTCAGACTTCGAACAAGCAAAAAAAGAAGTCCTCGAAGCGCAACAAGAAGCGCTGAAATCAATCGAAGGTGTGAGTCATGAACTAGATACCACAATCAACGAAACACGTCTTAAAATCGAAGCTAGACCGCAAGAATTGAACGCAGATATCACGCAAGCGAAGTCAGACATTGCGAGTAAAGTCGATAGTGTAGAAAGCAGTAAAACGCAAGCACAGGCTACAATTTCAGGCTATGTCGAAGGCGTAGCAAAAAGTCAGGCGACTGCTGAAACAAATATGTCAGATAGTATTCAAAGCGTGTCAGACAAGCAGAAAGAAGCATTAAATAGTATCGATACAAGTGTGTCAGATGTGCAAACGAAACAAGCACAAGCAAATGATAGCTTCACGAAAGCAATTCAAGACGTAGAACAAGCCAAAGCGACTGCACAAAGCGAGATTGCTAGTCAGACTGATTTAAGTGCAGATGTTGCGACTGCTAAAGAAAGTATGAGTGAGAGTGTTCAAGATGTAGAGAATGCTGCGGATTATGAAAAACAACAGATTGAAGCGATTAGACCAAAGTTGGAACAGGATATTGCATTTGTTAAAGAAAATGCTGAAACGATTAAAGCAAAGGGATTTCTGGAGAAGCCGAAATTAGCGTGGGCGAATAGCGAGGATATGAGTGTTGATTTTACGACTGTGAAGCCAGAAAAAAATTTATTAGAAATTGATACTAGCAAAAAATTGAACGTAAATTTGAAAGGTTGGAACAACTATTATGAATATGTAAATATTGACGAAAGCAACTGGGGTCAGACGTTCACAACGATGTTATATGTTGATTTGACTCAATCTTACGGAAAAGGGAGCGTTATTGGTTTTGCACATTTAACTAATTCTAAAGGTGCTGAATACGTTCAATATGCGAATACTACTTCAGTTTTAGAAATTGGACAAAAAGGTTATGTTTTTTGTACATTCAAAAATGAACGTCTTTGTTCAGACGGAAGTAAACCTTCAAGAATTTATATGGTTTTAAGAGCTAAAAACGGTAGTGAAACAGATTTATCGAATATATTCATTTCAAATAAGAGTATATCTAAATCAAAGAATATAACAATGTATTTAACGAATGAAAAATTCGATAAGTTTAATTCTTTTCCTAAATACATTGCAACCTCAAACATCGATTCAAACGATCCAAAAAACTTCACAACAGGTCGCTATACAAACGAATATATCGATTACAAACTGCAACAACTCACAAACGCAGTCGTCACAACTTCAGGAGGAGCATAATATGACATTTAATTTTGAACAATTCATGAAGGAAAACATGCTAAAAGGGTTGAAAGACGGTTCGTTCAATGCTGCGAAAGTCAATGTTATGGCAGGAAACAGTTTAGTCAACGGAACATTTTCAGAAGAAACGTTTAAAGAAGTTATCGAAGAAGTCAAAAAATATACTGCGGAACAAGAAAGATTAGAAGCAGAACGTCAGCAAGCGGAAAATGAAGCAGAAGAAGTGGTCGAATAGACTGCTTCTTTTTTTATAGAAAGAGGTGTAAATATGCAAAACTTACTACGCAAAAAATGGGATAGCTTGCTACTCTCATTCACGACTATTCTGTATGCTTTCCAGATTTTATTGTTTCCACCTATCTTAGATCGCTATCAAGTTTATCAAATCGTTGACGAGTATTTTAATCGCTTTGAAATTGCCGGTATTTTTCTCATTCTAGCGATTTTAAAGTTGATTGGAGTATTTACCAATAATACGAAAGTAAGACGTATAGCATTAGTCGGATTAGCTTCATTTTGGATGTTATTTTCTGTCAGCTTCTTGTTCAGTTCTCCCCCTAACACAATGTGGATTTTAAGCGGCAGTTTATCATTTTTAGCGATTGGTGTGGCTTACAGGGAGAATTTTAATGATTAGCGAAAATGTATTGATTGCGATTGTACCTGTAATAATTACAGGACTGGGGGCATACGCAGCATCAAAACTAAATAATAAAGCGAATCTTGAAAGAACAAACTATGAGAATGCGACTGCAATGTTTGAACGTTACGAATTGCAAGTAGAGAAGTTAGAAACAAAAGTGGATAAACTCGAGGCTAAAATCACGCTTATGGAAGAACGACATGAAAAAGAGATTGCGTTTTATGAGGAAAAAGTAGAATCGCTTGAAAAAAAAGTGGATGAATTAGAAGTAGAAAACGCTGAATTAAGAAAGGGGAAAAAATGATGTTTAATAATAAAACATACAACATTATTAAGTGGGTAGTGCTTACTGTGCTACCTGCTTTATCTGTGCTTGTGGGCGTGCTAGGTAAAGCTTACGGTTGGGGCGATACTGATTTAGCAGTTATCACTTTGAACGCTGTAACGGTTTTTCTAGGGGCTGTAACGGGTGTTAGTGCATTGAACTATAATAAGAAAGAGGATGATGGGGAATGACATTATTTTATCCAGGTATCGTTGGCGCTCGTGGTGCTAACCCGACGAAAATTGTGATCCACAATGACGCAGGAAGTCGAAACGCAACCGCTGCATTTTACAAAGGGTGGTTGCCTACTCGTGACGCAGAAAGTGGATTTGCTCACTATTACGTAGCGAGTGATGGGATTTATCAAGCAGAAGACCCAATGAATATGGCTTGGCATTGTGCTAATCCAACAGGGAATGCTTGGTATATCGGTATTGAAGTATGTCAACAATTAGGTGATTTAGATACATTTTTATCGAATGAACAAAAGGCATTCAAGCTTGCTGCTCAGCTTTGCAAACAATTCAATATTCCGATCGATTTAGATCATTTTCCGCTACACTGTGAGTTATCTAGCACAAGTTGTCCAGAACGTTCTAAACAACTCCACGGGACAAATTTACAAACTAGACAATATTTTGTAGATCAAGTTAAAAAGTATGCGAATGGTGAAACGCCACAAATTACAATTCAAGAAAACCCAATTAAAGCGTGTTTAGATTCAGTGAATTTAAACAGTCAAGCATTTTTAGTTAAAGGGTGGTTACTGCATAAGAAAAACGACTTGAAAAATACTACACCGTGGTTATTCTTTGTTGATCCAGTTAAAGACAAAGAACTGTACCGTGTTAAAGGAAAATGGACTTCTCGTTCGGATGTTGCAGCAGTCTTTCCTAATCCACAAAACGCAAATGTGGGCGTAGAATTTTCTGGTGCTACACCTAAAGTATTAAATGAAGGTCAAAAATATTGTATCATGCTGCGTGCTTCAGACGAAAAAGGAAACGTATCTTACGCTGAAAACTGGTTTGACTCAAACTTTGCACAAAATCCGAAAGTCGATACTGGAAACCTCGATTTATTCAAACTAGAAAATGGGAAATTGCGTGCGGCAGGTTGGCATTTAGCTTCAAATCAAAAGCAAGGCGACTACCACTATTTATTCATCATGGATCGTGAAACAAACAAAGAAATTACACGCTACGATATCACTGCAAACTCGTATCAGAAGTCTGACGATGTGAAAAAAGCATTTAACAATAATCAACTAGCACAAGCGAACAAATGTCGTTTTGATGCTTCTGTGGATGTTAAAGACGTACTGAAGAACAAGAACGTGTATGTCATGAGTCGATATTGTTATGATCCACTCGGAAATGATGGTGTGAGTGGCCAATACAGCTTTAAAGATACAGTCATTTTCATTTAGATATGATATAGTTTTGACTTACTTTTGATTTCAAAAGCAAATTCAAAATTAAAAAAATGCCGTTTTTTCTATTTTCAAATAGAAAACCTACGTCCAAAATTAAAATAAATATAAAAGCCCATTCCTTAATTGGAGTGGGCTTTTTTTTGTACAAAAAAAGTGGTTCATGCACGCTGCACAGACCACTTGAATGACTATTTTTTTCTCAATTTAGCGTCTTTTCTTTCTAAAACATCTATCTGAAGCTCTAACTCTTTCTTTTCAGATTCTAACAACGTATCTAAATATGCTGAGAATATTAAATCAATTGCATCTTTTTGTGAGCCAGCATAACCTAAGTTAGCCAATGCTTGTAACTTGTTCCTAGTGTGATTACTGATTTTAATATTTGTATTGAATGTAACTTTTTCGTCTAAATTAAGATTGTTCATTTTTTTGCTATTATCACTAACTGAGTTGTTCAACACTTGTTCTTTTGATTCATCAATTAAGATAGTTGTATTTACTTTAACTTCCATTTTTACTCCTCCTCTGACATAGAAAAATTATTTATTCGATTTCCTCTCTAATATCTTTTGTATAATTTCGTATTCCTGAATCTTCTCATTAGACATAGTAGCCTCATAAGCAGCTAACATATGTTTTAAACAGTCTTCGATATTTTCAAAGTCATTAGTAGAAACCAAAGCATTGATTTTGTTTTTAGTGGTTTCGGTACAACGTAAACTAGAATATTTCACTTTAGCTTTTTTCTTTGATTCTTCTTTTTGGGGTTCAACGAAGCTATTTGGATTGAATCGAGTTTTAGGTTTAACTTTATCTTCTCTAGTAATCAAACGAGCCATTTAGATTTCCCCTTTCTCAATCATATCAATCCGTTCCAACATTTCTTCTGTGATTGTCTTATACAAATTATGAACTCTGGTATCGTGAAAATCACTTTCTAACTCATCGAATTGTGCATCGATTATTCCTTTAGAGTCATATTTTTTCAATCTTTCCATATTTTTTACTATGTTTTTGAATACATTCTCTTCTCCAAAAATATCTACAGAATTTTTATAGGCGCTATTATCGTAAATTGAATCGCTCTTTAATAGAACCGGAAGAATGCCAATCACTTCTAAATCAAGGTCGTTCTGATTGACGAACTCATTTAAGTATTCAACAAACGCCTCAGCTCCTGTAAGACTTCTCTCTTGGGTCTGTAGGACAACTATTACATAATCAGATGCAATCAAGCTAGAGTTTGTGTATATGCTGATTGAAGGCGGATTATCTAAAATGATAAAGTCATAATCATCTTTTACTTCTTTCAATACATCATTAAAGTAATTATTGCGTGAAGTAAAATCAGAATTTGGAAATTTTTGTTCTAAAAACATATTGTAGCTAGAAAAGTCGTCAGCAGATGGCAATAGAAACAAGTTTTCTTTGATCTCAACAATTGAGTCTTTAAAACTACCTTCAGCAAGACAAGTCATCATAGTTTTATCTACGTCAAACTCTCCTCGTCTTTTTTTAGTAAGTAGCAATAGATCAGTAGCATTTGCTTGTGGATCTAGATCTCCTAGAAGTACTTTATATCCCATGTTGGAAAGCTCATAAGCAACCATTGTACTATTTGTTGTTTTCCCAGTTCCACCTTTAAAATTCCCAAAACTTATAACCTTAGTCATCATAATCTCCTCCTATATTATCCTTTGCATACATAATACCATATGAACTTACGCATGCAAAACTTTATATGGGTTTCTTCGTAAACTCGTATGCGTGCATGCAAGTATGCGTGCATGCAAATATGCGTGCATGCATATATGCGTGCATGTAAAAATAAAGACATAAAAAGTTGATTTGACAGTATTCATTTATGTTCAGATTTGCATGCGTGTATGCGTGCATGCAAGTATGCGTATATGCGTGCATGCGTGCATGCAAATATGCGTATATGCGTGCATATGAGTTAGCTAAATCTATATAAATACGCTTGAAACCTTGCTATGATGCACTTAATTACATAAGCATCAAAGCAGACGAGCCACTGTCTGACCTTTAAAAGATAGGGAATAAGTAGAAAGGTTAAGCATACGCCGCCGCAATAACGAATGCTAGGGACACAAACGACAGACCTCATGATGTCGTGTTCTGAATGGTGGTAGCGACCGATTTAACGGCTAGGGTGGTAATACGGTGCATGTGCACAGTAAACTTGAACGATGCTCTTAGGGCGTATTTTAAGAGGGTTCTCGTTGATAGAAATATCCAACTTCATGAGGTGCGAACGTGGCTCCGATAAACGAGACGACGGTCAGGAGGTTGTACTCTAATCGACTAAGATTTTTTTATTTTAGTCAGTCTAGGGTACAACTATGCTCACACACCAATTTCACTCGATTCTGGTCAGCGAAAAGCCGAAAGTCAAGAGATTTTGTGAAGATTTACTAATAATGTTTGTGTTGTTCCCAAGAATGCTATATTCTTTAAGATGAAGGATCGATACTATATGGAGGAAATACCTATATGGAATTATCAGAATTACTGCTTACAGATGAAGAAGCTATGGAATTAATAAAAGTATTTAAAACGGCTATGGAAAAACATTTTAAAACTTTGACTTACGGAGATAGCGGAGAGATAAAGATGACTTCTTTTAAAGATAAAAGAGAATTTTCTCTCAAGTATATTTATACAGAATCTAAAAAAATATTTAATTTTTTAGATTGTACAACTAAGCACGTCTTATTCAGACTTACATTAAGTAATAGTTTTCATAAAAATGCTGATGGAACTAGGATTAGCGGGAATAGAATAAATATATTTTCTGAGCAAGAATTTTATCATAAACAAGATGGTAGTACTTACATGAAATGTTTTTCATTACCATTTGAAAATATAAAAAATTCTGATGATTTTTTAGCTGTATTTACTGATATCTGTGATTATGCAAATATTGAAAAACAAGGTAAAATTAATCTTGAGATACATAACCAAGATACATTATTCTAACTATAAAGGAGGGCGAATAAAATGTTAGAAGCAGATAAAATTGCAACTGAATATTTTGAATGGGTAAAAAGTAACTATAATTTTTTGCAACTTGAAAATTCTGGAAGCATTGATGTTCAAACTCCTTTTATAGATAGCTTTGGAGATAGTATTTCTTTTATTGTGAAATTAGTTGATGGTAAATTAGTTTTATCAGATGAAGGATTTACAATTTGGAATTTGGAAGTAAATGGAAATACAGTAACTAGAAAAAATACACATAAAAGAAAAATATTGAATACATTGATTAGATTAGATAATGCTGAATTGACAGCAAAAAATGAAATTGTAAAGCCAATCCATAAAAAAAATATAGGACAAGCAGTACACGACATGACACAGTTAATTTTTAAAATTAATGATATGACGATGCTGTCGTCCAAAAATGTTAAAAGTATCTTTTATGATGAAGCTTTAGAGTATTTTAATGAAAACTCTAAGTTTTATCATAAAATTCCAAGTTTTTCAATTACAGGAAAATCTCAATTAGATCATAAAATTGATTTTGGATTTTTCACCAAAGAAGGAATAAAATTAGTAAAAGTTCATAATACTCTTACCAGAACGACAGTTGAAAACGCACTTGTTACATTGTTAGATACAGCTGAATATAGACAAAAAAATTATCAAGAGAACGAAAAATTATGTTTACTCATTAACGGTGTTGATAAAAGTAAAAGTACAACAAATAATAATATAGATTCTTTAGCCGAATATAATATTGATATTATTGATTTTACAAATAAAAACGAAGTTAAACAAAAACTTGCTATATCTATCTAACCACTCTAACGGGTGGTTTTTTGCGCATAAAAATACCCCATCGGCAGGGCATGCCAGACAGGGTGTAAACCAATAAAAAACCCATTTCTAGTATAGGGTTTTTATTGGTTTAATTATACCACAAAATAAAACGTTTTCAAGGCTAAATAAATAAAATCCCCACTCAAATGAGTAGGGGAAAAAATAATAGATAAAGGGACTTAATTCTAACGCATCTACAAAATTTAGTCAAAAAAATAGAGTATCCCAAAACGGAATACTCCTGAACGAATGCAAGGTTTATAAGCCTTGAACTGAGGATAATACAGACTTTTAATAAAGTCAATATTCACAAAGGGCGGTTCGTGAATATCATAAGAAGACAAGACAAAAACCCTCAATTACAGGATAGAGGGCATGTCTGTATAAATAACTCTCATGAGAGGGAGAGTATACATGTAGTCTATCACAGTTAAAATAGTTTGCAAGTTTAAACAAAAAAAGCACTACATGAGTACTCCATATGTACTATTTAATTGTAACGTGGTTACAAAATTTAGTCAAAAATACCCTGTCTGGGGAACAAACAGGGCAAAACTATGTCATTACAGGGCTCTCGTTCAGGGAAGAGCTTGTAACTAGTTTATCATAAAATAGAGCGTTTGCAAATGCGCAAATAAAAAGTGCTACATGAGTGCTTATAATCCTAATATTTCTTTCTTCATAGCATTGAACTCGTCTTGAGTAATAACGCCAAGATCAAGCAACTCTTTAAATTTCTTGATTTCATCTGCTGCTGAAATAGTAGATGTTTTCTTTTCAATCATTTGTTGTGATTCAATATATTCTTTTATTTCTAAAGCTTGTTCATATTCACCTTTTCTACCTAGCATAACTGTATTCTCATCTTGTGTGGCAGCCAAAATACCGCCTTTTGATTCTCCGCCGCCAATCAAAGAAAATTGTATATAACCGTTGTTAAATCCATTCTTTTTTAATTGGATAGAAGAAATATTTTTTATGAAAATAGTTTTGTCACCTTTCAAACCTTGGTTTAAAAAATTTAACATACCTTTTCTTGATATAATTAATTTATCATTATCGATAGTGATTTTAGACTTAGAACCGCCTTTAAATATATATTCTTTTTTCATTGAATTGAACCCCCTAATTTCAGTCTATTTAAACAAATCCCAAAAGCTAAAAGTGGTTTTCTTGTATACTTTATTCTTAACTGACCGACTAGGATTTTTAACAAACCCCATACCTTTTTGACCGTATCCAGGTGTCACAGCGCTTTTTACACTTCTTTTTGCTTTACCTGTAGTACGTGCCGATATAGATTTTTTCAGACTCGGCTTTCTCATACCCATTTTCATTTTTCATCTACTCCTTAGATTTAATAGTTTAAGAATACCAATAAAAAACCACTACTTCAATTGGAAATAGTGGCTTCTCGTTTACAGAATCACGACACCGAAAATCTTAAAGTCATCTGTTTCTGAAATATGAATATCTTTATAATCTTTATTTAACGATACTAAACGATCGCCAGAAAGCTTTTTAACGAACGCTTCACCGTTTATCTCGCAAACGATTATCTGACCATCACGAGCTTCTGACGTGCCTTTAATGAAGATTACTTGTCCATCATCGAACAAAGGTATCATACTATCACCATTTACCTTAACCGCAAAATCATGCTCTGGTACTTCTCCGGTGTATTCAACCTCATCTTTCACTGAATCATCCAACCATTCACCAGTTCCAGCAGATACATAACCATTTAATACGATCGTTAGTGCAGGACGTTTGTTCTGTTCTTTTAGTTGGTATTTAGCGAAATCATATACTTTAGCTTGTCTTGCTGCGTCAAGTTGATTGTAGATTGTTTCTATAGAAGATTTAACGGAAGGTTGAGGATTTTCTCTTAATAAATCTTCAGCTTTAACGCCTAAACCATCAGCCATCTTTATAATATTTTCAACCTTAGCATTCAAAACTCCTCGCTCTAATATAGAACGAACCGTGGTATACGGTAGATCGTTTTTGATTGAAAAGTTTTTGACGTTTCCGTATTTCGCTTCAATCATACTTTTTAAATTTTCTTCTATGTTCATAATGTCACCTCCTTATCTATGAACATAGTATAACATACGAAAAATCGTATGTATATAAAATAAATTTCAAAAAATACGAATTTTAGTATTGACTCGGTACGAATTTTCGTATATAGTATGAGTATAGCAAGGCAACACGCTATATATTTTTTAATCACTGGTACGAATTTTCGTATTAAGAGAGGGTGGTGTAAATGTTGAATAACTTAGAGGATATTCGCAAAAAGAAAAATGTTTCTTTAGTCGATATGGCAGATTTGTTAGGAGTCAAATATCAAACGATTAGCGAAAAAATTAATGGAAAATCAGATTTTAAGTTTGGCGAAGCTATTAAAATTCAAGAAACTTTTTTTCCGGAATATGAAATCAAGTATTTGTTTTCAAAAAGCAAAGATGAAATCTCATTAAAACAGGAGGCGTAAATGATGAAAGAAACTCAAATTTTTAATTTTGGTGATGAAGAAGTCAAAACTTTGGTAATCAACTACGAACCATATTTTGTAGGTAAAGATGTTGCGGACATTCTTGGGTATTCAAATACCGCTAAAGCGATCAGAGATCATGTTGATGAAGAAGATAAGCTGACCGAACGAATCGTTCTGGCAGGTCAGAATCGTGAAGTTGTTCTTATCAACGAATCAGGCTTATACAGTTTAGTTCTAAAATCTAAACTTCCAAGCGCTAAACAATTCAAACGGTGGGTAACTAAAGAAGTACTACCAACGATCAGAAAACACGGTGCTTATCTAACAGATCAAAAAATTGAAGAAGCTTTACTCAATCCAGATGTACTTATCAACTTAGCTACACAACTTAAGCAAGAACGTACTGGTCGATTAGTCGCAGAACAGAAGGTCGCAGAATTGCAACCTAAAGCAAATTATTACGACACCATTTTAGCGAATAAAAGTATCACACCTATCAGTTTCATTGCAAAAAACTACGGTATGAGTGCTGTACAAATGAATAGATTACTTCACGACTACGGAATTCAATATCGACAAGGTAAAGCATGGCTATTATATGCGAAATATCAAAAAGAAGGCTACACGCATACTGAAATGGTTCCGGTTCAAGGTTCGGATAATTTGAAGCCGATTATGAAATGGACGCAAAAAGGACATTTATTCATCTACGACTTTTTGAAGAAACATGACATTTTACCAACAATCGAAACGTTGTTTGATAAAGCTGAATGATTCTTTTGACGTTTGATCATTGAATTTCGTTTATAGAATGAGGAGGAAAAATAATGAAAAAAATTCAATTAACAGAGGGTATGCCAACAACTATAGATAAAAATTCCATTTCCGATAAAACAAAATCACTACTAAATGAGATTAAAAAGAGTTGCACAGAATCTGGTCTTAGCTATGTAGAAATAAATAAAGCTCTATATCTTTCAGATACAGAACTTTATACGGAATTAATTCATTCAACTAAATAGATTATTAAATTCTTCATCTAGTTGTTTTTGCTCGATTAAATATTCTTCGTACTGTTCTTTTGTTGCTCCAACAACATAAGCAGTATTGTAATAAGGCTGGTTTGCACTTCCGACTAAATCGATTAATTTGGGCCCTACACTAATGAGCAACCAACCTTTTTGTAAGTATTCATTAGCATTTGAGTTTGCACTATCGTCATCAAATTCAAGTGTAAAAGCAATTTTAGAATAATCCATATATTCTCACCTCCTTATCAGTATTTCAGCCGACCACTGACTGATAAGGACAGTATACCAGATTGATTTGCACACAAAAAAATCCCAAACAGAAATGTTTGAGATCGATGTCTTAAGAAGAATCAGTTCTTCCTTAAGCAATTGTAAAACAAATCACAATAGATTTCAATAAATATTCATAAAAAAAGGAACTTCAAAGTAGAAGTTCCGTAGATGAAAAAAATGTTGTTTTAGAAAGCGAGGTATTGATTGTTGGGTACCTCATTAACATTGTAACTCTTTTCACGAATAAATCAAGGAGGGATTTTATGTATTGGATGGGATGGTTTTATTTACTTCTTTTCTTAGGAGTCATTACATCATGGTTGTTTATAGAGTGGTTATGCAACAAAAAAAGACTAACTACCGCAAATAGTTAGCCACACACGAAATAAGATTTACACAATTATAGCAATTAACAGGAGGTTTCGCAATGGAAAACTACGATTCTATTTTACAAGACGAATCAAATCATTGTATGACAAACGTCAATTCGACTAGCGATCACTCCTATAAAGAAGTTGGCGAAACGCTAACAGTTCATGACTTCAAAGGGAAATTAATTACTCGTTGGGATGAGGTTTGCGAGATTGAATTTACTAAAAACGGAGCAAAGTCTTTAGTTATCGCTAAGTGGGAAGATTATCAAGATGTTTTAGATGCTTATAAAAATTGGCATCAAGAAAAACTAAGCTACTACGAAAAAGGCAAATATATCAAATACGGTGATCCTAAATGGGTCATGAGAAAAGAGGAAGTCGAATGAGTGAAGAAATCGTAATCATGCCGAACAATTTCATCGAAATGAAAAAAATACCAGTAAAAAAATATATTGCAAAAAAGGGGCGTTTTGATTATCTAAGTTGGGCTAAAGCACATGAGTTGATGAAAGAGTTCGATGAGTTCGCAAAAGTCGAAGAAAAATGGTTTTTGCATTATGAACTATTTGAGAATCAATCTGGAACCTTTACTGAATTAATCGAAAAGAAATTACCTTACCAAAAAACAGAAAATAGTTCTTTTGTAGTGGTGTCCGTGACGGTAAAAGGAAAGACAGAAAAAGAGATTTTTCCGGTATTAGATTTCAAAAATCAAGATGTTCCGAAACCTAGCATGTCTCAAGTCAACAAAGCGTTAAAGCGTGCATTTGTTAAAGCACTAGCAAAACATGGATTAGGTATTTTCATCTACGTTGGTGAGGACTTACCGGACTTCCCTACTATCTCACTTAAAGAGTTAGACAAATTGGAAGCTTTGGTTAGATCGCTCGATAAGATCACAGAGATGGACACACTTCCAACTCTTGTTCAAAGAGCGAACAAACAAATTAAACAAGAATTTGCAAGCTTAGGTTTAGAACCTATTGGGCATATCGAAATGATCAATCATGAGCAGTACGGCATATTATTACGAGTTTTGAATCACGCAATGATGGAAGCTGAAAAAAAGGCTAAGGAAAAAGAAAAAGAAGCTAAAAAAGCGAAGTGATTAGATGAATAATCTCAACTACTTAGCAGCGATCAAAAAGATTGATGGCAATCAGATCACGCTTGAGTTAAAAGATGAACTAAATATCGAACGACTGAAGCGGACATTCGCTAATTATGAAGGCGAACGACAAGCAGAATTGTTTATCAAGGATCCACGTGGATTTACTAGCGAACAACGAGCATTCACATTCGCTTTGATGAACGATATAACGGCTTTTACTGGACAGCCTTTTGATGACCTTAAGGACATATTCTATTGGCAGTATCGCTTTCTCACAGGCTCTAACGTAAGCCTATCGAATAGTTCAATGAATACGGTTGATGATATTTCACTTTTAGATGAATTGGTACTCGATTTTATTTTTGAACACGATATACCCTTCAAGGAAGGTTACGAGATCGCACCACAAAATATCGAATATTTCTTTTATAAATGTGTGATGACTCGTACTTGTTGCATTTGCGGCAAACGTGGTTCTGATATAGATCACTTCGATAAAGTTTTGGGCAGACGAAAACGCAAGTCGGTAGATCATACAGAATTTACTTTTGCAGCGTTGTGCAGAACTCATCATAATGAAAAGCACCAAATCGGTTTATCGGAGTTTAAATCGAAGTACAAAGTGCTAGGCGTGAAACTGAATCAAGATGAAATCAAAAATTTAAGAATAGGAGGGTAACTATTGACCAATTACGAACAAATTAACAACCTAATCACTAGCTTTTCTGGTCAAAAAAATATCATTAGCTTTCCAGTTGTTTACTTGAAAGTTACAGAAGATTTGAATACTGCTTTACTCCTCAATCAATTAGTTTTCTGGTCTGACAAATCTAAACGAACAGACGGATTTTTCTATAAAACTTATGGAGAATGGCAAGAAGAAATTTACTTGAGTGAATATCAAGTAAGACGATCAATTAAGAAATTGAAAGAATTGAATGTAGTTGAAACAAAACTCAAAAAAGCTAACGGTTCGCCTACGTTACATTATCGAGTTTTGATGAATAATCTATCAGATTTGATTCTTAAGAATGTTCAGATTGGAATCTTAAGAAACTTAAGAAACGAAACTGAAGTTTCTTCAGAAACCTTAACAGATGATTACACAGATAATTACAACATAGATATATTGTCGAGCAAGCACGACACAGCTCCTTATTCTAAAATCATCAGTTACCTAAACGAACAGACTGGCAAAAAGTACAAAGTTACAGATAAGTGGAAAAAACTCATTCAAGCAAGAATGAATGAAGGACAAACATATGACGACTTTATAAAAGTTATCGATACCAAAGTGAAACAGTGGAGTAATGATTCAAAAATGAGTCAGTACCTTAGACCACAAACGCTCTTTGGAAACAAGTTCGATGAATATCTAAATGAATACATTAAACCAATCTCTAGTAGTCGAGATTCAGAAATAGAAGAAGATCAAAGAAGGCTGCGTGAAGCTTATGAACAATGAAATGAAATTAGTTGCTGAGTTACTAAATGACCAGTCGCTTATAACCGCTATAGAAGTCGACTCAACGTGGTTTGAAAACTTTGGGTATAAGAATATCATCGAAGCGATAAACAGGCTCAGAGGGACGTCTTACACGCTAGAACAGGTACACAGAGAAATGCGGACGATTGACTATTTTAGTTCTGGGACGATTGACGATTTAGAAGTGTTAAAAGGATTTGCTGAGTCATCTGGAAATGAGGAAGAACTAGCGAGACAAGTTCACATCGATTATTTAGAAAGAAATCTATCTTATATTTCCTCTGTATTCGCTCAGACGCTTTCTAAACAAGATGGCGATAAATTACAAGGTTATCTCTCAGAATACGAGGAAGCGGCTTATACAAAGCCTAACGGATATCTACAAAATTCGTTTGTTGAGTTTTCTAAATCATTAGACGAAGAAAACAATGCAGTCAAAACGTTTGAACCGCTAGATCAGTTTTTAGGCGGTGGGCTAACTGGAGGCAAATTGATTGTTCTAGCTGGACGACCAGCAACAGGAAAGACGGCATTTGCACTCAATATCATGGAACAAGCGTTCGAAAAAAATGAGGATGTAGCGTGTGACTTTTTTACGTTTGAAATGGGGCAAAACGAGTTGATTACACGACTTGTATCAAAACAAACACGAATCAATTCAATGTTGTTTATCAGTCGAAAATTAAGCGAAGAAAACAAAAAGAAATCTCGTCAAGCGTACATGGATATTATTGAAAAGTACGATATGCGAGTGTTTACTTCTGAACACTCCAAGCTGAACGATATAAAAATGGCAATCAAGAAACGCAAAGACGACAAAAAGCACTATATTGCGTTTATAGACTACGCAGGGCTTATCACAGTCAATGATACACGCAAAAATGAACGACAAGTCATGAATGAGGTAACTCGCGAATTGAAGAAGCTTACGACCGATTATAACATTACGATTTTCTTATTGGCTCAAATGTCTCGAGCAATTGAATCACGTAATGATAAAAAACCGATGTTATCAGATTTAAAAGAATCCGGCTCACTCGAGCAAGATGCGAATGCTGTTTTATTTCTATCTGCTGATGAAAACGATCCGAAACGGATTGCTTGTGATATTGCGAAAAATAGAGAGGGATTGACTGGAGTAGCACCATTTATTTTCATAAAACAATTTATGGACTTCTCGGTTGATTTTGATCGGTGGCATGGATGACTGGAAAAGAATATTTAGAAATCATGAATGAGAATAACTGGAAACGTTCGAAACTCGTCAAGATACTAGAGCAGCAAGTGAAAATATTCGAACAAAACGGCATGAAAGATCATGCAGAGGAAACGAAATGGCTCATTTTCGATATAGCAGAACGAGAACAGCGGTTGTGTATCGATTTTATGGAGGTTGGCGAATGAAAGTCGTAATTCAAGGGGAATTGATCGATTTAAATAAATTCATTAATGCTCAACGGGCGAATAAATTTGGTGGCGCAAAGTTGAAGAAACAGGAAACGCAACGATGTGCTGCCGCATTTGCTCCGATTAGAGCGAAAAAACTTAAATTGCCTATAACATTACACGTTACTTTTTACTGTAAAGATAGGCGCAAAGATAAAGATAACATTCAATTTGCAGTGAAATTTATTCAGGATGGCATGATCGAATGCGGTCTGTTGAAAAATGACGGTTGGAAAGAAATAAAAGGCTACTCATACGATTTTGTAGTAGATAAAGAAAACCCACGTATAGAAGTGGAATTGGAGGAAAATAAATGATTAACAATATTGTATTAATTGGCAGATTGACGAAAGACCCAGATTTAAAATATACCGCAAATGGAACGGCGGTTGCTACTTTCTCGTTAGCAGTAAATCGCAATTTTACAAATGCAAGTGGAGAGCGTGAAGCAGACTTCATTAACTGTGTGATTTGGAGAAAACCGGCTGAAACATTAGCAAATTATGCTAGAAAAGGTCATCTGATTAGTTTGCAAGGAAGATTACAAACGCGCAACTACGAGAATCAACAAGGACAGCGCGTTTATGTAACTGAGGTAGTAGTAGAACACTTTGATTTGCTTGAAAAGAGAGACGCAAATAACGCTTCTGGTGGCGGTCAAGGCGGAGGGAATACAAATACATCTAACTACAATCAGAATGGTTCTAGCGGTTCGTATGGTGGTAGTAGTGATCCTTTTGGAACAAGTGTAGATATATCAGAAGATGTACCATTTTGATATGACACTAAAAATCTACCGTTCGCCTTCTCGAAGCATACTCTGTTTCGAGGATGAGCGGACATATGAAGAAATCAGTACAGACGAAGCAAATGCGATCATACACAGCGAAAACGTGATTGTCGTCAATCGTGAAACGTTGTATAACGCTTATCGGGATTTAGCATGCTTTGGATATAAAAGGAGAGAGAAGAATGAAAGTGACGAAACATAAAGTGAATTATGTAATATATGGGAAAATAGTAAGCGAAAGTTTTTTTAGTAGTAAAGAAAAAGCAATGAAATTCGCTAGTTATTCCCAGAATAAAGAATATGCAGGAGAAGTGGAAATAGATATGTATTGTGAGAATTGCGATAGAGATTTAGCCGTTGGAGATAACTATATAAAAGTAGATGAACACCAACGCTATTGTTCTGATTGCTACGAAGTAAATACATTTACAACTTATTCTGTCGGTGGTGAACCTGTTGGAGATGAGAATGATACAGCAGAATATGATGATTATGACGAGGAGGACTAAACATGGAAACAAGTAATTTTATCAGTAGAGCAGAAGTGTTAGATTTTGTAGGCGGAGTTAAAGAAAAAGCGATTGGAACATCCATTTTCTTTGAGAAATGCTTAGTTGTAGAAGACAAAGAAGGTGCAATTATTTCTACAGTTTCTATCGAAAGCGAACTTTCTATAGGGACTCGCTTTTCCTCTTTTGCTCGTTTGACTATTCATCAAAAAGAACGCTTATTCGATTTATTAACTGAATACGCAGCAACACCAATCGAATTACGTAGAGACGAAACGATTGAAGAAAAAGCTCGTGAGTATATGAAAGAGTGCTTGAGCGATAATCTTAATTTTTATTCATGCTTGGATAATCTAGAGTATAGCAGAAGCGAAATGAGAGAATCGGAAATCTACGATTGGTATCGAAATAACTCAAACGAGTTCGTCAAAATGTGGTGTGAGGTGGCTGCTGATGAATAAGAAATCAATAGCAGAAGTATTCTGGGACTGCTTTGATAGGCAGTTAGAAAAACGCGGGGAATCTGTTAACCATTTTGAAGCGGCTAACGGCATACAGAGTGGAAGAATTACTCAATTCAAAAAAAGACAATCGATACCTTCAGGGAAAGTGATAGAAAAATTTTGTAAATACTTCAATATTTATTTCGATGAAATGTTCTGGGAAGAAGAATAATTCATGACAGACTTCACTAAACTTTATGCAGATATGATCTTGAAGAAACTCATGCAACAAATCAATAGTAAACAAAATCAGTTATATGGAGCTAGAGAGCGAGAGCTTAAATTAAAAGAGACTGCTGCCGATGTCAGAACTCAAAAACACTGGCAAACTTCTGCTTTG